TTGGTGATAAAGATGTAGATATTAGAGAAAAGGGAAAAGAATTTACTACATCTGATTTTGGTTTACATGATAAAGGATATTTACCATTAAATGATGCAAATGTAGAAAAAGAACCACCACCACCACGAGTTGGTAAGATAAGGTATGCTTCAGCTAACTTAGCGTTAAGAACGAAGAAATATTAATATGAAAACTCAATTACTCTGCACATTCACGACTCAATTTAATCTTGATCAATCAATTATTGACATAACAAAACATTTTAAAATCGTATTTGATAAGATTTATGTATTACAAAACGAAGATAAACCAAAAGAATTAATCTGTACTTATAATGTTAATCAAGAAGATGACATTGACTTTAATTTAGTTCAGAATACTATTTCACTACATAGAAAGAAAATAACCAATACACTATATACGATAAATGCACTAAATGAATTAATCAAACTAATTAATAATGGCGTATTGGATACAACTTATCAAGTGCCATGGGATTTATACAAAAACATGATACTGATTTCTAACAAAGAAGGCTTACAAAGAATACCTACACGGATCCTAAAGATTATAGACGTATAAATGGTTTCACCTATATATTATTTTACCAGAAGTGGTTGTGCTTGGTGTACAAGAATGCAACCATCAATAGAACAAATCAACAAGACTTTGAATGATGAACAAAAAATTCAAATTCTAAATATTGATGATAAAAAATCAAGAGTTATTTACGATACAATTCGCACGAGTAATAAATTAAGAGGAATAACTCCCATGTTGTATAATTCAAACATAGGAACTTTTCTATTAGGTTATCAGGACAAAAGAAATGTAGAACAATTTTTAAAAGCCAATCCTTTGAAGGAAAGAAAACCATTAAAACCCATTCCTACATTTGATATTCAAAATTCTTCAAAAAAAGACTTTGATAATTGGAAAAAAAGTGTTATATTATGGTATGGAGAAAACAAAAACGATTTACCAAGTAATGTTATATCACAAGAAAGAATGATTGATATGGTTTATACACAATACATGGCATACAGAACAAAGCCACAAACTACCGAAGATAGATTAAGTGCTTTAGAAGAAAAAGTTGAACAATTATTAAAAAAATAAAGCTTGTATTTTAACAAAAAAATTCGTATATTATATGAATACGTTATACTTAAATGTTTTTAATTAAATATTTATTAATAACAATAACACTTAAACATAACTATGGAGAATAATAATGGATATTGATGCTATAAAAAGCCGTCTTAATCAGTTACAGAACACTACATCTAACAACTTTTGGAAACCACAACCAGGAAAATCACAAGTAAGAATTGTGCCTTATACACACGATAAGAACAATCCTTTTAGTGAGTTGTTTTTTCATTACAGTTTAGTTCCTAACAAAACCGTTTTGTCTCCACTATCATTTGGTCGCCCTGACCCAGTTCAGCAATTTGCTGATAAACTGAAGTCTAGTGGTAACAAAGATGAGTGGATTCAAGGAAAACGGATTGAACCCAAGATGAGAACATTTGTTCCTGTTGTAGTTCGTGGTGAAGAATCAGAAGGTGTAAAGTTTTGGGGTTTTGGCAAAACAGTATATCAAGAACTTCTTGGTATAATTGCTGATCCTGATTACGGTGATATTTCTGATGCATCTATTGGTCGTGATATTGTCGTTGAACGACAAACACCTGCTGAAGCTGGTAATCAGTACGGTAAGACAACTATTCGAGTTAAACCAAATCAGACACCGCTTGCGGATGATTCTGAACTTTTGGAGAAGCTTTTGAATGGACAACCTAACATTGGTGAGTTGTATAAAGAACCAACCTTTGACGAATTGAAAGACCATCTTTCAAGTTTCTTAAACCCAACGGATAATGACAGTTCTGGCACGCCAGAACCTGAAATGGTTACGACTAAAGCATCTTCTAAAGTAGAAGATGATTTTGATAAATTATTTAATTCATAATCCCGCGGGCTCGATGGGGTGGTTTCCTCCTTTCTCCGCCCCATCGTTTAATAGGAGAAATTCATGTCAAACAGAGATGAGTTGGCTGAAGTATTAGCCAACGAACTTAATAAACAATTCAAATCCCATCAAGTTGCATATTTTCTTGATGGGGCACAAGAAACCCCAACTGATGTTACAGAATGGGTTTCTACAGGTTCTACGTTATTAGATTTAGCAATATCAAATAAACCACATGGTGGATTTGCTGCTGGTCGAATAGCTGAAATAAATGGACTTGAAGGTAGTGGTAAATCATTGATTGGAGCTCACGCTCTTGCCTCTACACAAAAGAAAGGTGGTCTTGCTGTCTATATAGATACTGAGTCTGCCGTTTCAGCCGAATTCTTACAGGCAATCGGAATAGATACCGATAGTATGTTATATGTTCACTTGGAAACAGTTGAAGATATATTTGATACTATTGAAACGATTGTTACAAAGATTCGTGAATCAAGTAAAGATAAATTAGTTACGATATTAGTCGATAGTTTAGCTGCCGCTTCCACTAAGGTGGAGATGGATGCTGACTTTGATAAAGATGGTTGGGCTACATCAAAAGCCATAGTTTTATCAAAGGCTATGAGGAAGATTACACAACTTATTGCTCGTCAAAAAGTATGTTTAATCTTTACTAATCAATTACGTCAAAAACTCGGTGTAATGTTCGGTGATCCTTGGACTACAAGTGGTGGTAAGGCATTACCTTTCCACGCTTCAACTCGTATTCGTTTAAAGAATATGGGGCAAATCAAAGATACTAAAAAAGATACCATAGGTATTAAAATCAAAGCTCAAGTCATTAAGAATAGATTAGGTCCTCCATTAAGGAGTGCCATATTTCCACTTTTCTTTGACAAGGGTATTGATGATTTTGCTAGTTGGTTAACTGTAATGAAAGACCACAACTTAGTTAAACAAGCTGGTGCTTGGTATACTTTTGTTGACCAAAATGATAAAGAACATAAGTTTCAATCCAAAGACTTTGGTGCTTTACTCTCAGACGTAGATACCCAGAAATATATTTATGATTCTATCTGTGAAAAGGTAATTCTAAAATATGATTCTAATCAGTTAGGCATAGATGATGTCACTACGGAAGATGAGTTTGTGGATGAGTAATGGTTATGATAGGAATTTATTAACTAAACGATTTTATGACTATGAAGATGATATTGAAACCAATCCCACGACACGAAAATTAGATGATCACGTTTTAGTCGTAGATGGTTTCAATACTTTCATAAGAGCATTTAGCGTCAATCCATCTTTGAATGAAGATGGTAGTCACGTAGGTGGGATGGTGGGGTTTTTAAAATCGATACGATACACAATTAACAAGTTTAAACCAACTCGTTGTATTATTGTGTTTGACGGTAAAAACTCTTCCGCCCCACGTCAAAAAGTATTTCCAGAATATAAAGCTGGTAGAAAAGTACGAAGTAGATTGAATAGAAATGTTGATTGGGTAGGTGGACCTCACGATGAAGGTGAGTCAATGAAACTTCAACTGGCTCGTTTAGTTGAATACTTGGAGTGTTTACCACTTACATTAATAGCCCTTGATAATCTCGAAGCTGACGATGTTATAAGTTATATCTGTACATCAACATTAAAAGGTTCAAAGTGTACTATCATGTCAGCAGATAAAGACTTTTATCAGTTAGTTAATGATAAAATTCAATTATATTCACCCACTAAGAAAGTAACTTATGATAGGGACTTAATAAGAAAAGAATTTGGAGTTTATCCACAAAATGTCTTAACTTGTAGGATAGTAGATGGGGATAAATCAGATGGTATACCCGGCGTAAGGGGAATTGGAGTAAAGACATTAGTAAAAGAGTTTCCAGCACTAACCGAGGATGAACATTTTGATGCCAAGAAGTTATTGGTTTCGGCAAATAAAAAAACAACAAGAATTTCGGATATGTTGGTTAAAAATGAATATATACTAAAAAGAAATTACATTTTAATGCAATTACATGATCCAGATATTAAAAATCAAACAAAATTGAAGATTGTAGATGCTGTTAATTCTTTAGCACCTAAGTTAGTTAAGTACCAATTGCAAACTCTGTTCGTAAAGGATAAATTATGGGGACAAATACCAAATTTTGATAATTGGTTAACAGAATTTAACATTCTTGACCACTATTGGAAAAATAAGAAATGAAGAAATTTAAGGGTAAACCCTCAAAAACAAAATTAAATATAAGGACATAACCTTAAAAATGAATAAAACAAAAACCATATCAGAATATGGGTATTCCTTTCAAATAAAGTTTATTGTTTGCCTAATTACAGATAAATTGTTTTTAGAGCAAATTGTAGACATATTGGATGAGAAATATGCGAGTAATGATGCTTTTCGTTGGTTAATAAAGGAAATAAGAGAATATTACAACGAATATAAAGATGTTATTACTATGAACGTCTTTAAAATCAAAATACAAGAAATAGACTCTGATTTATTACAGGTTAATGTTAAGGATGTATTAAAAGAAGTATTTAAGAGCATGGAAGCAACAGACCTTGATTATATCAAAGATAAGTCATTGGATTTCCATAAATCACAAGTATTAAAGGATGCTATAATTAGGTCAGCCGAAATATTGGAACGGGATGGCGATACTGATGAGATAAAAAGTTTAATTGATACTGCTATGCAAGCTGGAGTTGAGAGAAATTTAGGACACGATTATTTAGAAGATATTGAAGAAAGATATTCAGAAACAGCAAGAGTTACATCACCTACGCCGTGGGATATAATAAATGAATTAATGCAAGGTGGATTAGGTGCTGGTGAGTTAGGAGTTATAGTGGCTCCTGCTGGTATTGGTAAATCTTGGGTATTAAGTGCTATGGGTGCTTATGCTATATCCAAGGGGTTGAATGTTGTACATTATACGTTGGAGTTAAATGAAGCCTATGTTGGATTACGATACGATAGTATTTTTAGTGGTGTTGAGGGCCAGAATTTAAAATACCACAAAGAAGAAGTAATGGAAAGACTAGAAAAGCTAGATGGTAATTTGACTATTAAGTATTATCCTACTAAATCTTGTACTGTGAATACTCTTTCTGCTCATTTGAAGAAAGTAACTACATTTGGAACTAAAATCGACATGGTATTGGTTGATTATGCCGACATTATGAAAGATGTAAATAAACATACAGAGATGAGACACGCTTTGGGAAGTATTTATGAGGATATACGTGGATTGGCTGGTGAGATGCAAATTCCAATATGGACAGCAAGTCAAGCCAACCGAAGTGCTTTGGATGAAGATGTAATTGAAGCCAGTAAGGTTGCTGAATCCTATGCTAAAGTCATGACAGCAGATTTCGTTATGTCATTGAGCCGTAAGATAGAAGATAAGATAGGAAATACAGGTAGGTTTCATGTGATTAAGAATCGATTTGGACCCGATGGATTGACTTATCCGGCAAAGATAAATACCAATATTGGTAAGATTGAGATTTATGAAAGTAGTTCAATACAGGGCAAGGGTGTTCAGTATAAAATTAATAATCGAGATAATCAAACGAAAGCCATATTGTCTGCTCGTTATGATGATTTAATGAATGACGAATAATTTACAAGTATTAAGTGAATTTTTCGGTTATGATGAAAGAGATTTGGAGTTTGAAAAGGTCAAGAATGATTTAGACAATCATGATATAGAATATGGCATTGAAGTTATATTTGATTATTATCGTAGACACGGATTTCCACATTATCAGATTCGTGAAAACGAGAAACATCAACACATGAGAAAGATCCAAAGGTTTGATGTAGATACGATATTTAAAGATAATCAAATTATTCAAACTATGCATGGATTGAGGTTGGCTTGGACTTATTTTCCTTACTTTTGGGAAATACAATGTGGTAATGCTAAATTAACACCAATGGAAACCTTTTTAGATGATGATAAGTTTAAATCAGTTATACGAAAATGTTGGACGTGGTGTTTAAAACATCAAGATGATAGTAGAAGTATTTTTCACGAAAATAGACTTAGACAATCATTAAAAATCTATAGTGGAACACAAGCCGTAAGTAATTTCCGACCAACTGCTGCTAAATTGATATATGAGAAGTTCGGTGGTGATGTGATTTGGGATATGAGTTGTGGATGGGGCGGTAGGTTGATTGGTTTTCTGGCAAGTTCAAGAAAGAAGTATATCGGAACAGAACCATCCAGTAGAGCATTTGAAGGATTAAAAAAGATAAAAAAAGATTTTTTTTACTTGAAAAAGTCAGTAGAATTACATAAATTAGGTAGTGAAGTATTTGAACCAGATAAAGAGTCTTTGGACTTATGTTTTACTTCACCACCATATTTTGATACAGAGAAATATTCAGATGAGCCAACACAAAGCTATGTTAAGTATCCAACTGAAGATAAATGGGTAAATGGATTTTTACAAAAGACGATTGAGAATTGCTACAACGGATTAAAACCAAATAAATATATGTTAATCAATATAGCAAACACACCGAAGTACAAATTCATTGAAGAAGAAACAATTAGGATTTCCAAAGAATTGGGATTTAAACAAGAACAAACGATAGAATTAACTCTATCAAGTATAATGGGAGCTGGATACAAGTATGAGCCTATATTTCTTTTTAAAAAGTAATCATTTATCAGAATAGAACAAATGATATTGATATTTATCATAGACTCCACATCAAAAAATAGTTAACAGTTAACAGGAAAGTACTTTATGAGCAAAAAGTTTGTTTTATCGGATAATTTTATAACCAAATACAAAAGAAAAAAACCACCATTCGGATTCAACGGATTGGGTGAGTTAGTTTACATGAGAACCTATTCTCGTATTAAAGAAAATGGAAAAAATGAACGTTGGTGGGAAACCGTACAACGAGTCGTAGAGGGAACTTACTCTATGCAAAAAAATCACATTGATTCATATCAATTGGGGTGGAATCCGTGGCAAGCCCAAAGGTCAGCACAAGAGATGTATGAGCGTATCTTCAGTATGAAGTTTTTACCACCCGGTCGAGGTCTTTGGGCTATGGGAACAATCATAACCGAAGAACGAAAATTGTATGCCGCTCTTAACAATTGTGCCTTCGTATCTACCAAAACACTAAAAGACGATTACTCAAAACCATTT